TTTTGTTAAGATTGCAAAAGAATGTGAAGAAGAATCAGTAAGATTATATAAAGAAGTAATAGAACAAGAGAAGCGATGGGCAGAGTTTTTGTTTAAAGATGGATCAATGATCGGTTTAAATTCAAAATTATTATCTGACTATATAGAATGGATCGGTTGTAAAAGAATGAGAGCAATTGGTTTGCCTTGTCCTTATACAGTACCACAAGCTAACCCATTGCCATGGACAGAAAAATGGATTGGTGGTGGTAACGTACAGGTAGCGCCACAAGAAACTGAAATTAGTTCATATATAACTGGTGGAGTAAAACAAGACGTTGATGAAAACGTATTATCTGGTTTAAGCCTATGATACATGTGCCATGGTTTACAAAACCAGAGAAAGTTTTACAAGTAGTAAACCTATCACCGAGTGAATCGTGGATAGAAAAATTAACAGAAATACATCCAATGCGACAAGTGTTCTGGGCCTCAATAATACAGATTGCTGTATTTGGTTTTATGTTATTGTCATTTTGGATAATTAATGGAGTAGTAAGTTGAATATAGAAATATGGAGTAAAGACCAGTGCAGTCAATGCGAAATGGCAATATATAAAGCCCAGGCCATGATACAAGAAAGAAGTGATATATCTTACAGTGTGTTAAAACTCGGCCAAGATTTTACCCGCGAAGATGTTTTAAGTGAATTTCCTAACGCCAGAACATTTCCTCAAATTAAAATAGATGGTAGTAATATTGGTGGGTGGTCAGAATTTCAAAAGGTTTAACAAATAAGGAGTTATTAATGGCTTACGGAACTGCCCCGACACATTGGTATGTGCACGATTGCGAATTCTGCTATAAAAGGTCTTTTATAAGTATAGAAGACGAGTGGGATTCAGATGATAGATTTTGTCCAAATTGTGGTATCTCATCCGAAGTAGATGCAAATTCGCACTATGAAAACGACGAGGTAGAAACTTTAGACTATGACGAAGAATACGAGGAATAACCCACCATGGCTCTATCAAGGAGTAGAATGGCATCCGCCAGAGGAATTCAGTCACGAAGACGTGTACGGTTTTGTTTATCTAATAACGAATCTGAAAGACCAAAGGAAGTACGTTGGAAAGAAATTCTTTTGGAGTCAGAAGACATTACCAATAACCAAGACCAGAAAACGAAGGAAGAAGCTTAAAGTAGAATCTGATTGGAGAACCTATTGGGGTTCTAATAAACATCTAGTTGCAGAAATAGAAGAACATGGAACTGGTGAATATACAAGAGAAATTCTACATTTATGTAAGACCAAGGGTGACTGTGCATATATGGAAGCCAAGGAACAATTCGACAGGGATGTACTCTTAACAGAAGAATACTATAATGGTATCATCTCCTGCAAAATTGGTGGACAGACAGTTAAAAATTTAGCAAAATAGGGGTTTACATTGATGAAAAAGTGTAGTATAATATACCTATTATGAAAAACAATATCATACAATTTCCAACTGAGCGAAGACAAGCACAGATTGAGGAAGAAATGGAATGGGAGTACGAGAACTTCACAGAAGAATGTGTAGATACTGCTCAGTTCGCATTACTGTTATTGGAAGACTATATTGAATCTGATGAGGCTAGTACCTTAAAAGAACTTGATTTTAGGGATCCAGAATTTGCAGAATCGCGTGATATGTTTGTAGTAGTAAACTTACTGTCTTCTATGTTTATGCGATATGGTGGTGTTACACACTTTTTGCAAAAAGACTTAGAGACTTTATTCACTAAGATACAAGAAACAAAGGAACATAATGATTTTACTTGATTATAGCCAGATTGCACTCTCTAATATTATAGTGCAACAAATGAATGATGAAAACATGATACGACATATGATACTTAATAGTATTCGTATGTATAATAAGAAGTACCGAAAAGAATTTGGTCAGATGGTTATCTGTGCTGATGGTATGAATACATGGCGAAGAGAATACTTCCCAGAGTATAAAGCAAACAGAAAGAAAAGTAGAGAAGCTACTTCTCACATGGACTGGCCGGAAATCTTCCGTATTATAACATTGATTAGAGAAGAAATCACAGAGAACTTACCATATAAAGTATTACACATGGAAGGTTGTGAGGCTGATGATATTATTGGTGCTCTTACTATGCGTACCCAAGAATTTGGCCAAGGTGAACCAGTAATGATTGTATCTTCTGATAAAGATTTTATTCAGTTACAAAAATATAATAATGTAAAACAATTCTCTCCTATACAAAAGAAAGTTGTTACAGATAAGAACCCTAGAACATACTTATTTAATCATATTATGAGAGGTGATGTTGGAGATGGTATTCCAAACATATTGTCTAGGGATGATACTCTTATAACAGAAGGCACTAAACAAACACCTTTAAGACAAACAAGAATTGATGATTGGTTAGAAAGAAGTGATGACCTAAAAGATGCAATGCCTGAAGAAGCATATCGTAATTATCAAAGAAATAAAACTCTTATTGATCTTGCTGAAATACCAGAATCAATACAAGAAACAATTATAAATACTTATGATAACCAGAAACTTCCAATGAAAATGAAAGTTTTAAACTATTTAATTAAAAAAAGATGTAACAACCTGATTGAATGCGTCGAGGAGTTTTATAATGCGTAGAAAATTAATTTCAGAGGTCTTTGAAGAGGCCGCCAAACTAAATACAAAACAGGCCAAGATCGCTTATCTACAGAAGCATAATTCCGCGCCGTTAAGAGATATTATCAGAATTAACTTTGATGATGATATCGTATCACTATTACCGAAAGGTGCTCCACCCTATAAGAAAGACGATATGCCAGATGGCCATAACTATTCTACGTTATACCATAAATTTAGGCAGTTTAAATATTTCTTCAAAGGCGCAAAAACTGATATGAATCAAGTTAAAAGAGAATCAATCTTTGTTGGTTTATTAGAAACAATACATCCAAAAGATGCACAATTGTTCATAGATGCAAAGGATAAAAATTTAAAGTATAAGGGAATCACAAAAAAATTAGTAACGGATGCTTTCCCTAACTTAATTCGCAAATAATATAATATAACACGGAGGATCGCCTATAGACAAACCTTTATAATGATAGAAATCAATTAACCCATGGAGAAACACTATGCATGTACAGATTGAGCGCCTTAAAAAAGATCAAAAAGAGGCCATATACTATCAGAAGAAACTGAAACGCAAAGGAAAAGATGTTCTGGCATATAAAATGCAGAAAAAAATCGAATACCTGAATAAATATATCGAAGATATGGCGTCAGTTCAAGGAGGTTAACAGGGTTACGGCCCTGGTCTACAGGGCCGATATACCTTATGAGTAAATTCACTAAAGAAGAAATCGAAAACTCTAAACGAATTTTTAAATCAGCAACACCCAAAAATACCTTAGATTGGTATGTTAAGTGGATAGCATCAGTATTCGTTTTGTGTGCAATGTCACTAAGAGGAATTGAAGGTCTGCAAATGTGGGACTTAGGATTCTCTGTTATTGGTATTACACTATGGCTATGGGTATCAATTCTATGGCAAGATCGAGCACTTATTATTCTAAATGGAGCGGGACTACTACTACTATTGAGAAATATATTTACTGCATTAAATGGTTGACAAATTAAACTAAGTGTGTTATAATATACATTATGAATATTTTTATATTAAATGAAGACCCCGTATTGGCGGCACAAGAACAGTGTGATAAACACGTTGTCAAAATGATTGTAGAATCTGCACAAATGTTATCTACAGTCCACAGAATGCTAGATGGCAGTGTTACAATGAGAAAGTCCAAATCTGGCAAAAGAACCCTTAAATACTACGAACTAAAAGATGATAGAGAAACCACCTTGTATAAGGCAGTTCATCACAATCATCCATGTACAGTTTGGTCTCGCGAAGGGTGTTGTAATTATACCTGGCACTATGAACATTTTATTGCATTATGTGATGAATATACATATAGGTATGGTAAAATACATTCTACAGATACTAAACTTCGGGCACTACTAAAGAAACTACCACAGAATATACCAGTTGGTAGAACAGCATTTAAACTAGCTATGGGTTCTAATCCAGAATGTGTAGTTACTAGTTTAGGTGGTACTGATGCAGTAGAATCATATAGAAATTTTTATCAAACAAAACAAGAGAGGTTTAAAATGGATTGGAC